AACAAACCATTTTTTACCGTCTTTACTTTTATACTTATAATTATAATATCGAGAACCTTGGGATACTTCGTTGCGAACTGCTACTCTATCAACATCAATTAAATCATCACTAAAATTTTCCCATACGGGTTTTCGAAATGGATTGCCGGCAGCTGCTTTTACTGTTCGTTTTCTTTGAGCCATGATTGCTATACTATAATATTTTATGAACCTTGTCAACCTATACAAACCGATAAATACAATAAAAGAGATTTAACTATGCCTCGACTATCACTTTGGAAGCCTGAAAAGGGCAATGATTATAAATTTATCGATCGTATCATCGGCGAACATATTTATGCCGGAGGTACAGGTGTGTATATTCACAAATATGTTGGTATATTTGATCAAGGTGAAACTATAAATGCTGATGGTACTGTTGAGAAGGGAGATGCCACTCAGCCAAACTATGCTAAAAGAAAAGATTCAGCAACTATAGTAAAAGAAACAAACATACAAGATTTATTATTTCTCGAAAACAGAGATCGAAAATACGACCAAGATATATATGAATTACGAGGTGTATATAATCCAGCTGATAATGATTTTGATTTAACACAATTTGGTTTATTTTTAGCAAACGATACTATTTTTATGACATTTCATTTAAATGATAGTATGACTATACTCGATCGAAAATTATTAAGTGGAGATGTTCTAGAATTACCACACTTATTAGATGACACCGGTCTTGATAATTCAGCTGGCCCTATAAGAAAATTTTATGTAGTTGAAGATGTAGTAAGAGAAGCGGCTGGGTTTGATGCAAACTGGTGGCCGCATTTAATTCGTGTTAAATGTCAAGCATTAGTTGATACAGTAGAATATCGTGATATTTTAGGTGATGGCGACGAAGCAGACGATTTAAAACACATACTTAGTACATACAACAACGAACTTGAGATTAGCGAAGCAGTATTAGAACAAGCCGCACAAGAAGTACCAAAGCATGGATACGAAATAGGACATTTATATTACGATCCAGTCTCAGGCAAAAAAATTATCGATACTACATGGACCGAAGATGGTATACCACCCAATAATGTTTCTGCTGTAGGTAGTGGCGCTACATTCCCTGATAATCCAACTGAAGGTACATACTACTTAAGAACTGATTTTAATCCTCATAGACTATTTGTTAGAAAAGGAGAACGATGGATCAAAGTTGAAGATGATAATAGAAAAGTATGGAAAGCGGCAAATAAAATATTACGTACATTTACTGAAAACACAAACGTATATGTTGATGATAGTACTGGAGAAACTATATCTTCAAAACAAGCATTACATAAAATAATAAAACCAAAGGCGGATTTCTAAAATGGCAAGTAGATATAACGAAGCAGGATACTTTTACGATGAACAATTTCGTAGATACATTCTACAATTTATGCGACTCTTTGGCGGCTTATTAGTTAAAACTGGCAAAGGTAGAGATGGCCATGAAAAATTTATTAAAGTTCCTTGTAGATATGCTGATATGCAACGCATGGTCGGACATATATTAAAAAATAACAGTGAGAATGTTGTTAATTCTTGTCCTTTTATTACTTCACATATTTTAACTCTACAACCAGATAGATCACGTACACTTAATCCTACTTTTGTTGCTAAAGATAACATTGTTGAACGAGGATTTGACGAAGAAACAGGAAAATATACAGAAAAAATAGGTAATGCATATAACGTTGAACGATTAATGCCAACCCCATATACATTAACTATGCAAACAGATGTTTGGACTAGCAACGCAGATCAAAAACTACAATTATTTGAACAAATATTGGTGCTATTTAATCCTGCTATTGAATTACAAGCCAGTACTAATATTCTAGACTGGACATCATTAGTTGTAGTCGAATTAACAGACATAAGTTGGAGTTCTCGTGGAGTACCGCAAGGAGTTGATACACAAATAGATATTGGTTCAATGACATTTACAATGCCTGTATGGATTAGTCCGCCAGCTAAAGTGTATCAACAACGAGTTATTCAACAAGTTACAACTCGACTCAATGAATTTCCCACTGATTGGGATCCAGATGCCTACGATTTTTTCGGTGGTCAAACTTACTTAACTAGAGATATTGTTACACCCCGTGATGCATCAGTAAACGTATCTAGCAATCAATTACAATTATTAAACCATGCTGGCATTAATGATCAAGGTGACGGTACACCTTTTAATTGGAAAACATTTCTTGATTCATATGCTGACGGTGCATTAAAAAACGGTGTTACACAAGTTCGCTTACGTATCAATTCAGATCCAGAAATTGATATAGATGATATAATTGGTACTATTACAGAAACAGGAACACCAAATGTTGTTGACTTTACAGTCGACGTGGACACACTACCCGGTACAGCTTATACAGTTAATGCTATTATTAATCCTCACAAAAATTTTCCAGACGATGGAACACTACCAGTGGCAGCCACCAATCAAAAATATCTAGTTCTTGATGATATTGGTGCTATTGGCGATACAAATACAGCATGGGGAAATCTTGTAGCAAATAAAAACGACATTGTTCAATACAACGGCAGTTCATGGGTAGTATATTTTGATTCATCAGTAGTTACAGATATCACGTATATACAAAATAACTTTACCGGAGATCAATTCAAATGGAATGGGACACAATGGATGGACTCTTATCAGGGGAGATACTATCCGGGGTTTTGGCGCATAGTAATATAACTAGAAAAACATTAATAGCATGTCCAGTATGTCGAACTGAACAACTATATTTTGATGAAGAAACAAAAAAATGGATTTGTAAACGTTGTAACCATAGTAAAAGTATAAAAAAATGATTAAAGCAGTAGGTACAATATTTTTAAGTTTAAGTACGACTCGTATATTATTAGGATTACGGTCAGAGGATAGTTCACATCCTCTCACTTGGAGTTTTTTTGGCGGTAAAGTTGACAATAACGAAACACTAGGCATAGCATTACAACGCGAACTTGAAGAAGAATTAATAAATTTCCCTACAATTATTAAAACATTTCCACTAGATAATTTCGTCAGCAATGATGACGGATTTAATTATGCCAGTTTTACAAGTATTGTTAAAGAAGAATTCCATCCAGAATTAAATAATGAACACGTGGGTTATGCATGGGTTAATATTGGTGCATGGCCAAAACCTTTACATGCTGGTACTAAACTTATTTTACAAAATAAAAATAATATTAAAAAACTTAATTTATTAATAGATAGAATGAATTCTAACTAAACTGTTCACCAAAAGGATCAAATTCTGTGCCACATTTTTGGGCACAAACACCTAACTTACCATTTGTGAGACTATCTAATTCCCAACTATTTGTAATATTTTGTAATAAGCCACTATTATTAATAACATCACTCAACCTACTATTAATCACATCTATGCCTTTTTTACCGCCGGCTTGGTCAATAAAATCCCAAACTTGTTCAACTTTATAATCTTTATGCCACCATTTATACATGCGCCCAGCAGTCCAACAACAAGGCATAAGCAATCCTTCAGCAGTTATAAAAATACTTTTTTCTTCACCAGCAACTTTACAATCTATTTTACACGAATTATAATAATCTAACATACTACCGTATTGTTTAACTATTTGTTCTTGTTTTAATAATGCTTTATTTTTATATTGTTCGCTAGTTGGCTTTGCTAAATTCTGTGTTTCTTGTCCTTTACGATTTACTGCTTGATGTTCTTCTTTGGCTTTACTTGTTGCACTACTAATAAATCTTCCTGATTTCTTTTTAGTAAATCTTTCAAAACCCAATTCATTAGCAAGCATTTCTGCTTCCTCTACTTGATGCTCATTATGCTCAAAGATTAAGAAATCCCATCGTGCTCTACCACCTGCTCCGATAAATGCTCGCATACTGCGTTCTACTATATCCCAATTTACATTCTGCCTGTATAAATGATTTGTATCTCGCAACCCATCAACACTAAAAATAACTGTGCCCATGCGTCCATATATCTTAGCAAGACGTTCCCACCATTCGGGGTCACGAGCACCAGCATTAGTATTCATACTCAACCACATATTAGAATTGTGCTTTCTAAAATATTCAAAAACTTCTAATGTATCTTTAGCAACAATTGGATCGCCCAAGTTGCCACACATGTACATTGTTTTTA